GAGAAGCAGAGTTTAGGAAGGAACGGGCAATATTTAAAGCCCTTGATGAGTACCGACACCGTAAGCAAATATCGGAAGAGGAGTACAAGTTAAGGGTGGAGTTTATAAAGAAGTACGGTACTAAAGAGTGGGACAAAGTAATTCAGATTAAGAATGAGATTGAGAAGATAGAAAAAGCAGACAAAGAGTACTTTGATGCTGAGTTGTCAAAGGTTAGATGGGTGCAGTTCTGGTGCTTTTTGGTTGCAGGCTGGATTGCTTATTTTATTGTATGGGGGAGTAAAAAATAATGTTTACTTTAATATCCACAGCGCTGTCCTTCCTCATGGGGGGTCTGCCTAAACTACTGGACTTCTTCCAAGACAAGTCCGACAAGAAACACGAACTAGAACTTGCTGCCATGCAGATGGAGCGTGAACTTAAGATGATGGAAGCGGGTTATATAGCCCAAGCCCGTATCGAAGAGATCAGGACAGAACAAGTTCAAATGGAAACTCAAGCCCAAGAACGTACGGCTATGTATGCCCACGACATCGAGATTGGCAAGGGTGCTTCTCAGTGGATCATTAATCTACGGGCTTCGGTACGCCCAGTCGTGACCTACTTGTTTGTTCTACTGCTGATCGTTGTAGATATTGCTTCTATCTGGTGGGCATGGTCTTCTGGAGCCGCCTTTGCCGAAGCTATTCCAATGGTATTTGATGCAGATGAGATGCAGATTTTGGCGTCTATTATTGCTTTCTGGTTTGGGACTCAAGCCTTTAGTAAGAAATGAAAGTAAGCGAAAAAGCTCTAAAAATGATTCGTCACCACGAAGGCGTTCGCCAGCGTCCATACCGCTGCCCAGCTAAATTGTGGACGATTGGTGTGGGCCATGTACTCTACCCACGGCAAGGTGCTTTAAAGATAGAAGAACGGGATAGTACCCCCTTGGAATATAAAGACGACCGCACCTTTTCGATGGAGGAAGTAGATGACATTCTTAGAGACGACCTTAATCGCTTTGAGCGAGGTGTTGAACGCTTCTGTCCTGTCAAACTCACTCAAGGTCAATTCGATGCTCTTGTATCTTTTAGCTTTAATGTTGGTCTGGGAACACTACAGCGCAGCACCCTCCGTCAGAAGGTTATTCGGGGCGAAATGGAAGAAGCAGCAGAGGAGTTCTTGAAATATACGCTGGCTGGGGGTAAAGTACTAAAAGGTCTAGTAACCCGCAGGAACGATGAACGTGCCTTATTCTTAAGTTAATATGCCACTACAGAAACTACAATTTAAGCCAGGTTTAAACAGAGACCAAACTAACTACACCAATGAGGGTGGGTTCTTTGAGTGCAATAAGGTACGCTTTCGTTCTGGCTATCCTCAAAAGATTGGCGGTTGGTTACGCTACGGGACATTTACAGTAGTAGGTATTTGCCGTCAGATGTTTAACTGGATTACCACGGCTTCGGATAACTATCTAGCCCTTGGAACGTCTAAAAAACTTTACATTGAAGCGGGTCAAATTCTAAATGACATTACCCCTATACGGCAGACTTTTACTAGTCCAACTACCAATAACTGTTTTACCACGGTCAATCTTTCTAAAACCGTCACCGTTGCAATTACATCCCATGGAGCTTCAGACGGAGACTATGTAACCTTTTCAGGAGCTACAGCGGTAGGCGGGATTTCTGCGACCACTCTAAATACTGAGTTTATTATTACTTTAATAGACGCAAACTCCTTTACGATTACCGCTGCGACTGCGGCTACGTCTTCGACTTCTGGCGGTGGCACGGGAATTACAGCAGCTTTTCAGATTAGCGTAGGAAATAATAATGCTGCATATGGAAACGGTTGGGGTGCAGGTACATGGAGTCGTGGAGCTTGGGGTTCTGGAAGCGCTACGCCAGTCGTTCTTTCTCAACGAGATTGGTTTTTACAAAACTTTGACAATGATTTAGTCGCTAATATTCGTAATGGCGTTATCTATTATTGGCAATATTCAGGCGGTCCATCAACTAGAGCTACCCCACTGGCTACTACAACCATAGACGGTGTTGCTCCTGCTGATGTTCCTACACAAGCAATGCAGGTTCTAGTCTCTCAGAATGACAAACACCTACTCTGCTTTGGTGCTACCCCATATGGAGGGGGTGCGTTTGATCCTTTATTAATCCGCTGGGCAACCCAAGATCAGCCTAATGTATGGACACCTTTAGTAACTAATTCGGCAGGTTTTGTACGGGTATCCCGTGGTTCTGCGATTGTTTGTGCAGTAGCAACCCGCCAAGAAATTTTGGTTTATACCGAGGGAACTTTAAATTCTCTCCAATTCGTAGGCACCACAGACGTCTTTAGTCTTAACGAGCTTTCGGACAATATCTCAATCCTTAGCCCACGCTCAGTCGTTACTGTCAATAACACGGCTTATTGGTTTGGGCATGACAAGTTCTATGCTTATACAGGACGGGTTGAGACTTTGCCTTGTACGATTAGAAATCACGTCTTTCAGAATCTAAACTACAGCCAAGCCGACCAGATTGTTTCTGGATCGAATGAGGGCTGGAACGAGGTCTGGTGGTTCTACCCAACGGCAGACAGTCAAATTAATAACGCCTACGTCATCTACAACCACTTAGAAAAAATTTGGTACTACGGCACGATAGACCGTACTGCGTGGTCAGATTCGTCTCTAAGGGAATACCCTCAAGCTGTTACAGGAACCTATGTTACAGGCTCTATTGCTTCTACGACTTTGACAGTCACTGCGGTCTCGGTAGGCGTCTTACAAGTCGGCTCTGTTATTACTGGAACGGGCGTAGCTACAGGAACCACAATAACGGCTCTAGGCACTGGGACTGGCGGGATTGGGACTTACACAGTCAATATTTCTCAGAGTGTCGTATCAACTGCTATTACAGCTGACAGTATTATTTATAACCATGAGCAGGGACTAAATGACGGCACGAATGCGATGACATCGTTTATTTCGTCTTCAGACTTTGACCTGGTAGATGGGGATCAGTTTATCCTGACTAAACGGATTATCCCTGACCTTAGTTTTGCGGGATCGACTGCCACTTTGCCTGCGGTCACAATGTATATAAAACCACGGAACTTCCCTGGGAATGCCTATTCAAACGTAGATTCTGAACAAGTCATTGAGACTTCCGTAGACGTATATACCGAACAGATCTTCATGCGGGCTAGGGCTAGGCAGATGGCTATTCAGATTGAATCAACCGACTTAAACGTCCAATGGCAGTTAGGTAGTCCAAGATTGGATGGCAGACCAGATGGGCGCAGATAATGGCAATGCAAAAGTTCCGAGCGCCAGCCTTGCCGCTTGCGACACCAGAATACGATCAACAGCAACTGTCTCAGTTAATCGGGGTTTTAAGACTATATTTCACCCAGTTAGACTCGAACGTGCCTTTACAGGCAGACGGGATCAGACTGTTAAATTTGCCAACATCGGGGTACAATTTGCCAGACGGCACTGTATTTCAAGTTGGCGAAGACTTGCGGATTGTTGTACCTTATATTTCTTATCTATTTGGAGTATCAGCCACAGCTAGTGTGGGGACGGTAACGGTGAACATAACATGACAAACTACACACAAAACGGACAACCGCACGGACTTAAATCTATTGCGCAAGAGCTACCAAAATACGGTCGGTATGGTGACTCTATTGTAGCCCACATTAACCCTCAAGAAGCGGCTATGTTAAAAGCCATGGGTGGATCTGGGACTATTAACCCGGTTACGGGTTTACCCGAGTATTTTATTAAAAAAGTATTTGCGCCAGTACAGCAGGCTTGGAAAGGAATTACTAGTCTTCCAGGAATTAAACAAGTTTCTGATGTTGTAACCCCACTTGCTCAACAAATAGCGCCATATATGCCATACATAGCTCCGTTTATTCCCGGAGTTGGGCCAATGTTAGCTGCTGGTATTGGTGGACTAAGCGCTGGGTTTGGTTCAGGAAAAGGTGGGTTTAACTTTAAGCGTGGTCTTATGGGCGGTATGACTGCTTATGGCTTAAGTAATTTATATGCTGGATTACAAAACGCTGCTTTAAGTGGGCAATCCGCATTACCTTCTGAAGTTGCTGCTGCGTCTCAAGCAAATTCAAGTAATGTTGCTAATCTAGCCACTCTTGAAGCGGGTCCACAAGCCGGTATGTTTGAAGCGGCTGCCCAGCCATCTATGGGTTCTAATATTATGGCTGGAAATTTTAGTGACGCAGCAACTCAATTTGGTGACAAAGCAACTATGATGGGCAAAGATTTTGCTACCCAAATGGGTAACGCTGGGGAAGGCATTAAAAATTTAGTCGGTGCGGGGAACGTACCTATGTCAGAAGCCGCTAAAGCTGTAGGTACTAAATTTGGTACAGGATCTGCCGCTGCCATGCTCACTGGGTCTATGGGTATGGCTGCTTTAGACGAAGAGCAAAAATATCTAGACCAACAAAAAGCCGCTGGTAGTATTGCAGATACCGAATACCAAGAAGGTATTGCTCGTATTCAAGCAGCTAAAGAACGGGCGGAGCAAGCCGTTCGTGATAATCCATATCAGTTTGCCATGGGTGGTCAAGTTGATGATGAGTTAGGTGGTGATTACTCAGCCATGGGTATGGATCAAGGTAATTTACAAAAAGGTCTCTTTGGAATGGGTTACGCTATGGGCGGGCAACCAAGATTTCTATCTGGTGGCGGTGATGGAATGAGTGATTCTATTCAAGCTACCATTAATGATAAACAACCAGCACGTTTAGCGGATGGTGAGTTTGTAATTCCCGCTGATG